GTGTGCCATCCATCGTCGTTGATCTTCTTGACGAAGGACGATTCAAGCACCTGCATAGCACGAGCAACCACATTCCAGTTAGCCTCACGGGCATACTTCAGCAAGAAATCAATCGAGCTACTGATCCCGTAAGTGTTAACCATCACGTAATCACCTTCGACGTGACGCTCAGGAATACGCCCATTGCCGGGATTGGTGTACGCAACGTGATCGCTTTCAGTACCGGGAGCCAAAAGGTCCAATGGAAACTCTGGTGAAGCTCCGGGTTCCAGAGGCATTGCTTCGTAAATTGAGGTAACGATATCGCCAAACAAAACACCCTTACGAATAGGAGCTTCGAGAGCTTTAGCGATTTCTCTTTGGGCCGTAACGGCGACCATCTTATCAGAACTACCCGACTGCTTAAGCAGCTCAATAAATTCGGGTGTAGGTCGTTTTTTGGTAGACATGTTAACTTCTCCTTTATTATTTTAGTTGGGTGTTTAGTTTTACAGCAAATTGGTATTGGGAAGATCGATAAACACTTTAGCATAGCCGTCTTCATCTACGTCCGACAAAAATCGTCCAACGATACTTCCGGCACCCGAGTTCACATCGTCGCTAATAGCAGAAGCAGCAAGATTTCCACTATGTGCTAAGTATGCCAAATCGCCACCGTTGGGATCTGTGCCTTCCAAGTTACTGGTAACTACCCAACCCTTTTGGAGAAGAGTAACCTTACCACCCTTTTGAACTTCGTCTTTATGCTGGTTCAAGTGTTGGCGAGTAAGATCAATATTGACCATATCGTTCACCAGCAAACCCATAGGTTTGACACCTGAACCGGTTGCCGAATAAGTAACCAGAGCTGTACCATTATCCATGGATGCTCCAGAACCAGCCGTGCTGAGAGCCACGACGCCACCTCTGGTCGCGGCCTCGTTCATAAAGAACGAGATGTCAGTCTGAAGAGTACTTCTATCTGTTTTAAGAGCCATTATGAATCTCCTTGTGCTATAAAAAATTTAAATTAGTTGTCTTCTTTTGGAACGGACTGTAGAATAGAACCAAGCCATTCGCTAGCAACCGCACGAAGAGATTCCGCAGGATCGTCTTCACCGATAGCTTCTGCAATAGCGACTTCTGCCGACTCTTCGGCGCCTTCCAAGACTTCTATGTTCGCCTCGGCGCTATCCACCTCTTCGTCAGCTTTAGCTGGCGCTTCTTTGTCCTCTTCCTTGTCTTTATCTTTATCTTTGTCTTTCTTCATCCAAGGGGGCATTCCAGCGTTCTTCTTCATTACAGCCACTATCTTATCGAAGGTTTCTTCGTCAACCGAATCAAGCTCTTTAACGGTCGCGATAGCTTCGTCGGAATCAAATCCGAGGTCTTCCAGTTTAGCCTTTCGCTTCATCAACGCTTCCTGTTTCTTCATACCGGCCAATTCGTCTTCTATGTTCTTCACCTCTTCGTTTCTACTCGCAAGAGCTTCCTCTTGCGACTTAATAGATTCAGCAAGAACCTTATTCTCTTCTTCTTTTATGGCAATCTCTTGCGCGTGATCCACAATAGAAGCCTCAAGAGCTTCGATTTTGGACTGAAACTCAGTTTCCTTTTCGGCAGTCACCTTGTCTCTCAGCGCTTCGTTTTCAGTTTTTGCTTCGGCAAGCTCCTTTTGCAAATCCGAGATTTGCTTATCGTTATTATCACTCATCGTGTTCTCCTTTATGGAAGATATAGTTAAAATTTCTGCTTTCGATTCGTCGAAAAATTCGTTTCCTTCCAATATTACACTACGGGGATTAGCAGGTTTGGAAACTAAGCCTTTACCAGAGAACGATAAGTTTCTTAATAGTCTGCCAACTCTATAGTCTTCGTATTTTCCGCTCCCGCCATAAGATCTTAGATGCTTTGTTAGAAATGCCGACGATTCACTCCTTTGTACCACCTTAGTAGACCCGTCTGGGGTCGTTAATGCGTAGTCAAAGTCTGGGAACAAACACTCCATGGAGACAAACCATTTTCCGTCCTCTATTTCGGAAACGATTTTTTGCATTCTACTTCTCTGATCTTCATCACTCCACTCAGTATATATAACGGAGGTGGTAAGGATGTTGAAAGTGTCTGGCACCTCTTCAGTTTCACAATTAATTTCAACGCCCTCAAAATCTACAACGACATTACCGGTGATGTGTCCAATAATATCTTTTTCATTATGCATGAAATTGAAGGGCTTATCTTCGGGTGTATCTTTCGCCAGCCACAACTCTCTGGGATCGAACACGTCGTCGTTTTTGTTCCATCCGGTACTGACTAATATTGACTTCAGGTAATATAGATCTATCTGATCTTCATTTTGAGCAGTCGAAACATCACCACCACCAGAGTTTTCTGCAAGTATCTTTTTTAACTTGTTAATAGCCTCTGGTAAAGGTTCTGGTCTGTATGTCTCCGCAACAGCATAACAGGCAACACTGTTACTATTTAACAGTATATCGTTCAAACCGTCTTGTATTTCAGATTCATATATTTTCATATTTTAAAAGCCTCCAAGGTTAATACACACAAAATAAAATCTTTGGTATTTATTGGCAAAAATCCTGCATATCGACAAAAGAGGAGGCGTAAATGTATTTCATTTCGGAAGTGTTTGGCTGCTTACTATTGGTCGATACAAATGATTCCCTCTTGGTATTAACAATGGAATAAAACTCATCAGACGGCTTAGTTTCGTTATCTAATAGCTGTTTCACTAATTCGGGAGTTATTTCCATATATGGAGTCATTCCGGTCAGTATACACATCTTCAGATATTCCAATTGGTCTACTTCCGATTTGTTTAAACTTCTAGCGTTCTTCTTATTAAAATGAGAGAGCGCTATCGGAGAAAGAACCTCCGATATCTTGGCCTGAGCATCAAGAGCCCATAGAGTAGTAGTCGTAGCATCCCCGCTTCGAGGAAGAACACGTTTCTCTTTTCGCTTCTTGGTGTCTCTAGAGAATTTCGGGCGACCGTTGGGCTCTTCGGGAGCATAGTCGGAATCTTGATTGGGCGATACCACCGGCTCTGTAACTTTCTCTTCCCTTTCTGCGGGCGGAAGTCCGAACTTTTCCAGATACTCCTCGGTATCTATGACATCCTTCGTTAGAGCTATCTTAGCTATATCCTCTTTATGCTGAGGATTATGGTAAGGTCCAGCCTTCTTGGGAGCACTCATATCATTAAGCCGTTCCCTTTCTTCACGTCGTACACGTATACGCTCAATTCCGGGCAGCTCCCTGAATCTTTCGAGTAGGGTTTCGCTAGAGATAATATCCCTATCCGCCAACTGAATCAGGAGCTGTTTTTCGGCAGCTTCGTCAGACAGTACAATCGAATCAAAATGAATCTCGGCTGGAAATCTAAAACCCATGGCTTTTCTGATTAGTTCAATCTCGTGTCGCCAGAACTGGGCTAAGATTTCTCTGCCATATTCCAGTCTCTCGATAAGAGTCTTTAAAGAGACGTAGTTATTAGTATATCCGCCACTAGTGCTCGCTCCGGTAAGCGTGGGAGGAATACCTAATCCAGCATAGATACTAGTAAGAACCGGCTGATACTTTTCTGCCCCCAAAAACTTGTAAACCTGAGACTGACTTTCAGAAAACTTAAGCTCTGGACCCCAAACTAGATCCATGGTTCCGCCCCCAACATTACTTGCCAGAATATCACGCAACTTATTAATAGCGGCCTTTGTTGGGATAATTTTGTGATCCAGATCACCAACAGTCCAAAGCCGAACGTTGGAAATCGCCCCATCAAGAGCTGCCAAGTCTGCCAACTTCATCTTTTCAAGCATCATAATGTCATCGAGGATCGCATATATCATAGGATTGGCCCACAACAACCAATCGTCCTTTTTGTAGTGAAAAAACCCTACCTTATCCATGTCAAGGGGAATGGTCCTATCACCATTTTTTAACCTTTGCTGCAAATCTAAGGGTAGCGTTTTGAAAATGGTCTTGTTGGTAGTCGAGCTATTGATTAAAGACTCAGAAGTATACTTAGAAAGGTTAAGCGTAAACTGCGGCTTCCCAATCACCTGACTACCATAATCCTGAACATCAACCGCAAGAGGATTCAAAAAATCGTAAGTCCAAGGAATTTCACGTTTCGGAACTTTTAGATCCGTAATCTCTAGGTCGGCACCTCCAGACCTTTTTAACTCTCGCTCCTTTTTCTGGTTTAATTTAGCCGTGCGTCTCTTAACAATAACATTTCCACAACGATAAAGATAATTCAGGAATCTTTCAGACCTATCTACACCACTCACCTGAATAAACCATTTTCTGTAGAATTTTTCTATGGCCTTATTGGGATGCACTAGCGTGAGGCCCTGCGAAGCAAAGTCGCTCATAAGATCAATAACATTACGAATGATGCCGACTTTGTCATAAGCCTGCATACTCATTTTCATTATTTTTTTCTGCTTACTCGGCACAGATTCACCGGGACGAAAGTTGTCATAATCTTCTCGGAGAAAACCGGTTCTTACAGATCTATTGGGTTCAACGTCTATATAGCTACTTCTACGACCATAGCCAACGGACTTTTGGATGCCGTCATAAGCCTCTATCGCGTCGGCGGTGAGAGTGTAAGCCTCTTGCTTTTGCGAGTCACTATCCCATGTTCTGTAAATCGGCGATTTAGACATCTATACTGTTCTCCTATCAATGGTATTATGAATGCGATTGTCAATACTACTATACACAAATTAATAAACGTCTTGGATTTTTTCCGTAAACCAAGAGGGTCCGTGATATAATTTGTCGTTGTTAAATCTAGAATCATTATCTATCTGAGCGAAACCGCCAATGGTTTCAAAACTCGATATGCCCCGCTCAAAAGACATACACCTCGCAGACATGTTTGCCATCAGCAATGATGAATAACGGTCTTTGCGAAGCCTGCTCTTCTTTCCGGCTGCGACTTTAACTTCCGGAGTGTCCCATCTCTCTCGACCGGTAGATGTTTGTGTCATGACAATCATGGATAGCTCATCTTTAAGCTCCTCAATCTCCATGACGCAATCCTCAAGAGTGTCATACTTTCTGCCAGAAACTTTATCGTGCTCAATAGATAGGCCAATGCTGGCGGTATCAAAGAACGGAAACAAAACAACCTTGTCTTCAAAGTCCTTTCTTAATCCGTGATTGGCCGCTGCTAGCCAATCAGCTCTTGCGAACTGACAGAGTTGCAATACATGCAATCCCGAGTGGTCGTCTGTGTCCTTAGCCTTGTTTTCATCTATCACTGGCCATATTGGAACTTCACCTTCTGGTATCTTGTCCTTGTCATGTAAAGCTTCCATCACGGCAATACCACCACCTTGAGCGTCCAAGGCTATTTCGGAACAGGGAAACACCTTCATTAGCTGCCTAATCTTCTTGGCGCAGTATGAGTAAAAATCGTCTTCATCCACAATCTTTGATTTAAGCTTGTCTTTATGTTGTTGTCGGTTTGTTGTCCAGCAATGAACAATCCGCCTGTGATCTTCTCTTACTTCTATCACAACAATACTAAAATTATCAACTTCAGAAGCCGGATCTACCCCAAACACATATTTCTGATTTGGGGAACCCTTGAGCATGGATTCAAATGAAACCTCTCCCGAGGGAAGAGAAACCGGTTTGGTTGGAGACGTGGTACAAGCTTCCAGTAAACTCCGTTTGAAAAAGCCCTGACTGTCTGTCGTAAAACAAGCACCATATTCCATATTGTATATCCCAGAGTGAACGGTGGCTTTAGCTCTACTAACCTGTCCGTCGTCCATGAAACCATCGGGCAGCGTAGTAACCGGCATACGAATAATAGAATATTCAGACCAGTCAAATTCTAACGGGACATCTCCCCCAAAAATCTCTTGCAGTTTAGCAACGTTACCGCCACTAGTAATTATGTCTTTATACCTTCTCCAATAGTCAGCAAAATGATTGAAATCATAATAAGCGGTCCCAGATAAAATAATCTGGTTCGATTTCTCGATCAGGGATTCTGATCTCATGACCGCTTCTAGCCCTAGCTCTTCGGACTTCTTATTTTGTGCTTTGATTCTCACTTTCTCGGAAGGAGAGGCCGCGACAGCGGCAAAACCAGCAACAACGTTTTCAAATATGTCACGGGGAATCGATGCAAACTCGTCTGCAATAATGTCGTTGGCTCTTTGTCCTCTAATCTTTGAACCGTCGCCAAGAGGAAGACATGTAATCGTACTCTCGTTGATATGCATCACGCATCGATCTACGTCTCTTCTGGGACCGCTATTGGTGCCACATAGGTCTCTTAGAATGGGAGCATTTTTCCATATGGTGTCCATATACTCAAACAGCACCTTCGACTGCCTAAAGGCCGCACCAACCACGACAATCTTTCGTCTAGGCATAAATAGGGCACGTAAAAGCGGATAGACGGATAGAATAAAAGATTTACCCATACCACGAGAGCCAATAAGCATGGGAAATTTTCTGTTCCACACCTCATTCAAAATGAGAGATTGAAACGGAAGCAACTGAATATTCAGTACGTATTTACATACGAAAGAAAAGTATTCGGGACGCACCATGAGCCAAGCTATACGCTCCAATAGATCATCTCTATCTGCGCCATTTACCACGAAATCCATTGGGTTGAATAGCTTAGACTCATCAACCTCTATACCAAGCCAAGCGTCTTTTATTTTGCTGGCATCATTAATCATTTATTTATTTAGCCTTTG